TATTTTAGAGAATAAAAAAGTTGAAAATTAAAAATTATTTAGGAGGATTTAAATATGAGTAATATCAGTCCTGGTGTATATACAAAAATTATAGACCTATCAACATTCGTTCAAGAAGTACCTAGTTCAACTGGCTTCATTGTTGCGCTAACACCAAAAGGAAGAGATAATCAATTAGTATTTTTAGGTTCTAGATCAGAACTTATTTCAGAATTTGGTGAACCAAACATTTCTCAGTATACTAAGGCTTATGGTCAAGGTCCATATATGGCATATAACTTCTTAGGAGAATCAGGCTCATTATATTTTATGAGAGTACTTCCTGAAGATGCTTCATTTGCAACCTTAGTATTAGATACAGCTATGGATGCAACTTCAGCAAATTCAAGTATCACAGTTACAAGTATTGATTCAACTGCAGCAAATACACTTGCAGATTTAAAAACTTCATTAGAATCTGCTGGCGGAACAAAACCATTATGTGTGTTATACCCAATTGGTAGAGGAGATTACTATAACTCTATATCAGTAAAGTTTACTACATATAGTAATCCAATTGTAGATGGAATTTATATATTAGATGTATATGAAAAACAATCTGATGGAAGTGAACAAGTTGTAGAATCATTTGATGTTTCATTTGAGCCAACAGCAACTGATTCAGCTGGGGAAACAATATTTATATCAGATGTTCTTAAAAAATATTCAACAATTTTAAGAGCAGAAATGACATTAACAAGTGGAAACTATTCTTCAGGTTATGATTTAATAGTGAAAGTATTTGATAAAAATATTGGAGAAACAACTGTTACTAAAACTGCATTATCAGCAAGCATAAAAGATTTAAAACAAAATTTCTCTGATTGGCAGAAAGCATCAGAAACTGGATTAGCTAATTATTCAGTTATGGCTATGGATGCAAGAGGAGTAAAAATATATGGTTGGTTAGGAGCTGCTTCAGGAGATGGTAATGATGAAGTAGCAATATTTAATTGAAGAAATTTTGATTCTACTGCAACAGTACAATCTTGGATTGGAGATACAACTTTATTCAATTCAGATGGACCGATAACATATAAAATTAAAAAATCATTCTTAGATATTTCAACAGCATTTGGAACAGATGTTCCATTGAAGAATGGAAGTGATGGAGAACTAATATCACTTGGCGGAGGATTAAATACAGTAGTTGCAACAGAACTATTAGCTAAAGGATATAGTGATTTAATTGATGATAATGTAATGGATACAGAAAATGTATATTTCAATCTAGTTTTTGATTGTGGTTATCCAACTTCAGTAAAAGATGCAATTGTTTCCATGACAGACACAAGAAGAGATTGCTTATCAATTTTAGATAATGGAGATAATGCTTCATTTACTGATGCAATGACATCAAGACAAGATAGTCATCCATATAATACATATCTTTCAGCAATACATGAGCCATATAATAAAATATATGATTCATTTACTGGAAGAGAAATTTGGGTTTCTCCAATATATCATATGTCATATCTATTACCAAGAAATGATAAAGTAGGAGAACAATGGTATGCAACAGCAGGATTTACAAGAGGAGTAATTCAAACAATTAAAGAAATGAGATTCAATCCTAAAATTGGACATAGAGATCAAATGTATTTAAAACAATTGAACCCAATTGTAAAATTCAATCCTGGTTATACAGTTTGGAGTCAATTAACAACACAAGCAAAACCAAGTGCTTTACAAGATATAAATATTGTAAGATTAGTACTATATTGCAAGAGAGCACTTGAAGAATATTGTAAATACTTTATATTTGAGCAGAATGATGCATTTACTTGGGCTCAAGTATCAAATAATATTCAATTATTCTTAGAGAGTATTAAATCAAGAAGAGGTTTATATGGATATAGTGTTGAAGTTTCAGCAACTGAATATGAAATTAAGAAAAAGACATTCCATGTAAATATAACTCTTAACCCAACAAGAGTTGTAGAAAAGATTGAATTAAACTTCTTCATTAAGTAAGATTTAAACTAGATTTAATTATTAGCTCCTTATCTTAATTACCGTAACATAATTAAGATAAGGAGTTTATTTACGTGATCGAAAGGAGATTTAAAATGAGAAAGCATTATATGATTAGACCAGTTGCTAGATGTAAAGAGGGATGCTAGCTATGAATGATATTATATTATTATCTATGGTATGTGCAACAGTCGCATTTACAATAACAGAATCAAAGTTATTTGAAACGTTTAGAAATTATATGGAACTTATTGATGATATGGTAGGAAAGTTATTCCATTGTGGTTATTGTTTATCTCATTGGATATCTTTTTTATTAGTAATTATTTATAAACCTTTATTATTTAACTCAGGATATTACTTGTTAGATTATTTTATGACTTCATTAGTTATCACATGGTTGTCAGCATGGCAGTGGTTAGGATTTTCATATCTAATCTCTAAGAGTGGCAAATAGATACTTTCCAAATAAGTTAGAACATATTACTAAATTATTTATTTTATCGAATTTCAAATCGCACGAAAGGAGAAACACAAAATGGTAAACGGATATACTGAAGCAGTAGCGAAACTAGAAGCAGAAATGAAGGAGTTCGTAGTTGAGGCAACAGCAGGTGGTGATGGTCATGGTAGCAAGACTTCAGCAATGAAGGCTCGCAAGCTTAGCGGTTCTATTACAAAGAGCTTGAAGGAATTCCGCAAGATTTCCATCGAGAATGACCGCGCAAAAGTTAAAGTTGCAAAAACCAAGTAAGTTTAATTACAACAAAAAAATAAATTAAAAACATCAATCCCCATTGGAACTTAATCAATTCCAATGGGGATTATTTTACGGTTATCTATAAGATGCATTAAATACTACTTCAAATTTATCACATTTCCAATCTCTATATCTTAAATCATAATCAAATACTCTTCCTGCTATTGTTCCATCATCATCACCAAATACAACTTCTTCCGACTTATGTTTTTCAGGAAGTGGATAATTAAAAAATGGAAAATATTGTTTATAATCATTCTCAAGACTATATATAATTTCTTCTTTAGTATATTCAGTATATTCTTGAGTTAATCCCATCTTAAATAACTCTTCGACAAAATCCTTTGCTGTAAGTTCTTGACAAAAAACTGTAAGCATATATCCTGTTGAAGATGAATTAGTTACGAAGTCTGTTTTAACCTTCATCTTCCTCCACCACCATATCTAACCCAAGCATCATAATTTTTATCAAGAAGAACATCAGTATCTTTTCTTTTTTCAATATGAAATGGTATCCATCCAGGATTTGATTCAAGCCATTTATTTAAATCTGCTTCATTATCTATTTCAATTACTTTAACTTGGTTTAACCGCATTTCACCCCTCGTATTGAGCTATGATTTCGATTCCATCCCCAAACTTAATTGACTCTGGTTTATCTCTTACTGCAGATTGAAACCCGCCCTCCTCTGAATTAAATGAAAGAATAAGTATTTCTTTTCCTTCATCTATTAATTTTGTATAATTTTTATTTATTTCATCCTTATTTGATTCATAACAATCTTCTCTTATATATTCTTCTAAATCTTCTTTATCTCTTATGATTTTATAATCACTTAATCCACTGAATAAATCTCCTATGGTCATCTCCATAGTTATCTTTATAGACTTATCCTCTTTATTTTTATCTTTAGCTAATACAAAAGAGGTACTCGAACTGTTGGTTACAAAATCAGTTTTAGCCTTCATTCTTCCCCCATCTTTCATTCTCAATTTCTTTTTTAGATTTTATTTTCATATCAGATATATCCAGAAAGTCTGAATCATCTCTATTATCATACATTACATCTTCGCCTAAATAATAATCAATATCAACTCCATCCGACCAATTATGATTATTACTTGTATCAACTCTTGTGCTAAACTTAAAAGGTTCTGGATATATAAATGTAATTTCATTACAAGAATATGGAAGAGCTATATTTCCATCATATCCATCTTGTCTTAATTTTTCTAACTTCTCCATAACTTCTACTCTTAAACTTTTTCTTTTTTCTACCCAGTCTAGATCTTCC